ACGAATTTATGGGAGGCGAATTTGCGAACAAATGCGAGGAACCCTCCAAAGTACTTCCTGACTAAAAGCAAAAAGTGCACTGGACAAGTTGCTATAAGCCTCGTCTTACCAGCGGCAACTTTGGCTAAAGGTCTGGTCTCATCCTTAAGCACGTCAGCCCAGATCACACCAATTGGTTCCCCTCGTTGCAAAGAAACCTCACAATCATGCACAAGTTGCTCAAGCTCCCTGGACATACTATGTCTCTCGCCATCAAATATGATATGTGGTGACTTTCCCTTCGTACCACTTAAGCAAAATGGGTAACCGGCAGATGTGGTACCATCTATGCCTGGCAAACCTAATTCATAGGACCCATCAAGAATTTCACCGGCACTCAACAATCTTGCATGCTGTGGGCACCTGGGGTAGTGGTGGAACAGAAAGTCCAGTATCGGCCCTCTGGCACAGTCGACCACAACTGCATGCCTACGAGATAACTTGCTAAGACTAAGTATTGCTGGATCAACGATCCTGCCATCCAATTCGAAGGGCATGAGCTGTGCCGGCGCGACGGTGGTTGGTCCATCATAACCGTGTAACACGGAAGACCGGATCTTGGTCTTACGGGGAATTGTCATACCGTTAAGGACTACCTCTTTGACCTCAAATGGGAAATCTCTAACGTTGCTCGTGGTATCATATTCTGTTGGAGTGTGACGACCTGCAACAATGTCAAAATCGACACCATAAAGATCAAATATGACTTGCACCAGCTCCTTTGTGATGATTTCGGCAAGACCACACGACATATTCAAATTCATATCTCCAATCTTGCCAACGTGCATGCCAACAACATAATGCGCTTGGTTATTAGCAACCATCATAACCGCTGAGCCAGAATCACCATTTATAGATTGTGCAGTATATTTCAACGGATTCTCTAACATGATTCTACCCCCGTGCGAACCAAGAGATGAGGTCTTTAGTACCCCACACATGGAGCCAGCCTTGCTAACTGGCTCTCCATAGTCGGTCCTAGACTTGAGCTCCATGTTGGCACCAGGCTCACACACTCCCAACGACTCCGCAACATCGGCGCTAACCAAATACTTGCGACAATCGGCTGGTAGGCAGTTTTGCATGTCGAGTCTTATCGTCAACATATCCTTGTTACCATAACTAATTATCTTATCTGCGTTATAATCCATAGTATATGATCCTGAATTCGAAACTACACAAAACTCATTTATATCATAT